GCACCTGAGTACTACACGTACAACGGTGTTGACTCTAGTGGTGACACTCAGGTAGACATTTATCCTAAGCCTGACGGTGTGTACAACCTAAGATTTAACTGCGTCCTTAGGAACGCTGAGTTGAGTGCTGATTCTGATACACTACTTATACCTAGTCAACCTGTGATTCACATGGCGGTAGCTCTGTTAGCTCGTGAGCGTGGCGAGACAGGTGGTACATCAGCACCTGAGTACTTTGGTATTGCTGATAAGTACTTGTCTGACGCGATTGCTCTGGACGCACAGAAGCACCCTGAAGAAACTATCTGGTACACTCCGTAGGAGCCTAGAGTATGGCACAGCCTCTACAAAGCATTAATTTAGTTGCTCCGGGTTTTAAGGGAGTCAACACAGAAGACTCTCCGATTGGACAGGACTTCTCTTTTGCTGACGTTGCTGACAACGCTGTAATTGACAAGCGTGGGCGCATTGCTGCACGTAAGGGTGTAGACTTGTTGACTGCTGTAAATACACCTCTTGGGTCTGATTACGCTACCAAGATTCATCACTTTTACGATGACGCTGGTAACGAAGAAGTGTTTGTCACAGGCAACAACAAGATATTTAAGACTACACAGACCACTAATCCTGATGACACACTAACGGACATTACTCCGGGTTCGTACACGATTACAGCAGACAACTGGAAGATAGTCAACTTTAACGACAAGGCTTACTTCTTCCAGCGTGGACACGAGCCTCTTGTGTACGACAACGCTACGGGATTGCGTACATTCGGTACAGCAACAGGAACAACTACAAGCACTACTCTGTACTGTCACGAAGCTCTGGCAGCTTACGGAAGACTGTGGATAGTAGATAACGCAGCAGACACACAGACGATCTACTGGTCTGATCTGTTGATAGGCACAGACTTCACTGGTGGTTCCAGTGGTTCTATAGATGTATCTAAGGCGTGGCCTGACGGTTACGATGAGGTAAGGGCTTTAGTGGCCCACAACAACGCCTTGCTTATTCTAGGTAAACACAGCATACTCGTGTACGCTAACGCCGTGAGTCCAGCTAATATGGCTCTGGCTGACACCGTAGCTGGCGTTGGGTGCATCTGTAGAAACTCTGTACAGCACATTGGTACTGATGTGTTGTTTATGTCTCAGAACGGTCTGAGGAGCTTTGGTAGAACTATACAAGAAAAGTCACTACCTCTGTCCGACTTGAGTGTAAACATAAAGACTGAGCTTATTAGTTTGATTAGCACACGTACTGCTCCTACGGCATCTGTGTACAGCCCTGAGAACTCTTTTTATCTCATCACGTTCCCAGATACGTCAACTACGTACTGCTTTGATCTCAAAGGTACACTAGAGAACGGAGCGTACAGAGTCACACGGTGGACTTCTGCGCCGTTCAAGTCTTACGAGAGAAAGAACGACGGTACGCTTTTAGTAGGGACTAATGACGGCATAGGTGAGTACGCAGGGTACACAGATGAGTACAATGATGCAGGAACTATTACTCCATCTAGTTACCGCTTTAGGTACTACAGTCCGGGGTTGACGTTTGGTGATCCGTCTAAACTTAAGTTCCTCAAGAAGCTACGGCCTACGCTGGTAGGCGCTAACAGTGCTACTGTATTTATGAAGTGGGCTTACGACTTTGGTACATCGTACAGCACACAGGAGTTTACGGTAGGTAATCAGACTCCGTACTACTTTAACGAAGCAGCTTCAGAGTACACTGTTGCTGAGTTCACCGGAGGAGCAACAACAACCAGACCCCCTGTTAATACTACAGGTGGCGGGAGTATTATTACTATTGGTCTTGAGTCAGAAATAAACGGTTTTGCTTTATCTCTCCAAGAAATCAACGTATTAGCACTTATGGGTAAAACATTATGAGCAACTATACAAAGACAACTAACTTTGCTGCTAAGGATAGTTTGCCTTCTGGAGATGCTGGCAAAATTATTCAAGGCACTGAATTTAACACAGAGTTTGATAACATTGCAACTGCTGTTGCTACTAAGTCAGACACTGCTTCACCCACGTTTACAGGGACAGTAACGGTTCCTGCTTTAACTGTAACAGGTAATGTCACTATGACTCTTGATGCTAGTGACACTGTTACTATTAATGGAGGTACTTACTGATGGAAGATTGGTTAAAAGCCCTATTGGGCATAGGTGGTGTAGTAGGCGGCGGCTTACTGAGTGCTGCAGAATACGAGAGGCTTGGCGACATAGGCGAGCAAGCTGTACTAGGTACAACCGTAGATGGACAGCGGATTCCCGGCTCTGCTGAGTTAGCACAACAAGCTATTGAGATGTCTCAGTTCAGGCCGTTTACCGTGGCGTCTACTCTAGGTGGTGGCTTTAGTGCTGATCCTCAGTTTGACCCTAATAATAGATTTACTGGTGTAAAAACTTCAATAACGCTATCTCCAGAGGAAGAGGCGTTTAGAAACACCATGCTTACTAAGTCTTACGAGCAACTTGCTGCTACTCCTTTTGGTCAAACAAAGGGTCGAGCAGCGGCAAGACAGGCGTTTGGCTTGGGTCGTGGCATGATGCGAGACTTGCGTGACACTGACACGGCTCAACGCGAGCAAGACATCTACGGACGCATCAGGGCTACACAGACTCCTGAGGAGCAACGACAGAGGTTAGCCCAAGAAGAACGTCTGGCTGCACAGGGACGCTTAGGTGTACGTACTGCACAGTTTGGTGGTACTCCAGAGCAGTTTGCTATGGATAAAGCTCAAGCTGAAGCTAGGAACACAGCAATGTTACAGGCTATGGGTCAAGCACAGGCAGAACAGGCTCAGTTGGCACAGCAAGCACAAATGTTTACAGGCATGGGCAGTCAGTTGTCTCAGGCAGACTTGCAACAACTAGCGGCACAGCAACAGCTTGGCGTTGGATCTATGGCTTCTGCGTACCTACCACAGACTCAGATGATGCAACTACAGCAAGCTATGTTGCCGTACCAGCAGATGCAACAGCAGGGACAACTGTTTGGTGCTGGTCAGTTTGGTGAGACAATGATGAGTGGACTTGAGGCTAGATTGGTAGCAGAGCAAGCCAGAGCAAATCTGTTGGGAAGCCTTGGTACAGGACTCTTAGGAGGACTTCTTGGGCCAATTAAAAGTGACTCAGGTTACAACATACCGTTGCTTGACTTGTTTACTTAAGGAGACTTAAAATGGCTAGATTTTCACAACAAATGCTTAGTAGTCTTCTTGATCCTGCTCGAAGCCAAAGATACACAGAGATTGGTCGTAGCGTTGGACAGGCTCCGGGTGTTTTAAGAATACGTGAGCAGAAAAAGCAACGCCAAGCAGAGATACAGGAGTTACTCAAGCAACACGCGAATAACCCTGCGAAGCTACAGCAACTCGCAAACCAGTATCGTGCACAAGGCGACGAGGACGCTGCTACTGCGTTTAATAGTGCGGCAAAACAAGCTACTGCTGCACAAACAGGCAACGTACTGTCTACCGCTATAGGAGCTACAGATCCTGCTGTTCTTATTCAGCAAGCACAAGCGATGGCTAAAATACCGGGGATGCAATCTCAGGCTTTGCAGCTACTAACTATGGCAAACGAGATGCAGCAAAAGCAAGCAAACACTGCTGCACTAGCTGAGCGAAAAACCGACGTAGCTCTTCAAGCTGAAGAAATGGGGTTTCCAGAGTTAGCTAAACAGGTACGATCAGCGTCTAGCTTAGAAAGAGTTAACGCGATTGGTGACAAGTTAACCGAAAGAAAAATGGAAACTATGCCCGAACTTTCTGTACCTGCGAGACGTAAGATTTTATTAGGTAAGGGCTATACTCCCCAGTTTGTCGGGACGCTAGATTTAAAGAATATGTCTAAACAAGAGTTTAAAGCCTACTCAGATCTACAGAAGGGCAAAGTTGAGATGTTCTTACAGGACGGTCAGCCTGTTACTTACAGGGTAACTGACTCAGGCATGGTCGCTGTAGACGGAAAACTTGTTGACCCTAGCACACTTAATTTAACTGAAGCCCCTAATCAACAGGTAATTAAAAACGTAACTTCAGGGATGGCTGGAGAGTTGTCTAAGCTAGGAGCAGAAAGTTTTGCTGAAAGTTATACTCAAGCAAAAAAATCAGCCGATAGCATAAGAAGTATAGATAATATTATAGGCGACGTAGACACTATGTTTACTGGATCTCTGGCTAACGTAAACTTACAGGTTAATAAGTTTTTAAAGGCAGTAGGATATCCTGTAGATAACGTTCCTATAGAAAACACAGAGGCTTTTTTAGCAGAATCAGCAAAGCGTGTTGCAGACTACATTACCAACCTAGGTGCTGGTACAGGTCTTTCAGATAAAGACTTAGCGTTTACCACTAAAGTTGTTGCGGGAGATATAACTTTAGACGAAACTACCATTAAACGTATGCTAGAAGAATTTAGAAGAGAAGCGTCACGAAAAATAGAAAACTACAATAAAATAAGAAGTTCTGTGTCTGATAAATTGGGAGACGAGAATCAAGCTGCACTAGCTTTTTATGACCCTGTTTTTGTTCCTACAAGTAACCGTTTTGAAGGCTTTGAGATAGTCACAGAGTCGGAGTAATACAATGCCAGAAACTAAAGTTAGAAACCCTGCAGGAGAGGTTGTTACAGTCAAGCATCCTGAAGGGGCTACAAAAGATGAAATACTAGAGTTTGCTCAGAAGCAGTATCAAGCTCAAGTAGAAGCTCAACAGGAAGCTATTGTTCCAGAGCCATCTTATGTTGAACGTGTGATGGCCCCGATGGAAGAGTTTAAGCCTGAGTTTACTCGTAGGCTGGCTACTCAGGCTCTTCAGATTCCCGGCGTTCCCGGTACTGGGCAGATAGGTATATCTGATGTAGCAGGTACGGCTATTTCACAAGCCGCTAGGACAGGCGGTGCTATGGCAATGGAGGCTTTTACTCCTCTAGTGCCAAACTACGTTAAAGACTTTTTTGACAACGCTTTGACAACGGCAGGACAAAAGTTTGAAGAGTTTGCACAAAACCCCGGCGTACAAGAAATGCTTTTGTCAATATCTTCTGGTTACGACTCATATAAAAACTGGGAGAAAAACAACAAGGCGTTAGTAGAGCAGGTAAAAGAAAACTTAGGGATTGGTGTTGATATAATGACTCTGTTTTCTCCTCGTCCTGATCTAATTAACTTAGATTTTCGTCTTCCCGGAGAAATGCAAGCTAGAAAAGCAGGAGTTGCATCTAAGTTGGCGCGTGAAAAAGAAGCGCTAACTGGTATGCTAACGCCAGAAAGTTTTACTGCTCAAGATAGAGTAGAGTTACGCGGCCCTCTTCAGACTAAAACGTGGGTTCCTAACGAGTTTGATGAATCTGTTATTGATGTAGTTCAAACTATTCCGGGCATAAAGCCCTATAGTTCTGTTAGCAAAAATTTCACAATTATACAAGACCACGTAAAAAAGCAAGGGGAACGTTTACAGGCCTACATTAAATCTCAGAACAAACCAGTAGACATGGAAGCGCTTAATTTTGAGTTTTCAGAGTCTCTCAATGATTTTTTAAATAGTGATGTGTTTCAGCTTGCCACGCCAGCGGCTCAAAAACAGTTCATAAAGTATACAGACCTTGCTCAGAGAATTATTAAAGAAGAAGGGGGAGATTTAAAAGGACTTCTGGAAGCTAGAAAACGATTTGACGCTGCCGTACACGCTTCTGGTCAAACTCTCGACGCTGACGTAGATACTTATCAAGCTCTTGCGGCAAAACTTGTGCGTAACGTAATGAACGATTACATGAAGGCTAATACTAAAGGAAACGAGGTTCATAACTTGTTAGACCAGCAGTTTCGATCATTAACCGCTCTGGATAAACTGGTGAATAAAAGAAACAGAGAGGGTACTAATGCACCCGCAAGACTTATGCAAACAATTAAAGATAACACGGGAATAGCTATTCCTACTACAGCGTTATCAGTTTTAGCAACAGGTGCTGCTTTTGTTTCTCCTGCTGCTGCAGGAGCACTTGGCACAGCCGCTGTTGGTACTGCTTTGTCTAAACAAATTAAGAGACACGGTAAGGCCGTAGTACTGAAGGGATATGCTGAACTTCTTTCGGCAACTAACAAGGCCATAAAAACAATTAATGATCCTCTTCAGCTAGAACGTATGGAGCTAGACCGTCTAGTGCTAATTGACCTAATAGATGAAATTAGAAACTACGAGGAGACTGAAGAAAGTGAGTAGAGAGGACTTTTATTATCAGGAGGAGCAGATGAAGAACAAAAGTGACCACACAGTAGAGTACACATCCATCGACTACCACAGTATGTGTCAGAAGTCAAAGGAGCGCATTAAGAAGATGCAAGCGCAAGGAATACCTACGCCCCATGATCCCAAAAAGAAACCAGAGGACGTAGGTAAGTCCGAGGGTTACTCCATATTCTTCATGTCATAACGCTATAGTTCACAGTTGTTTCCTGTACAGGCCAGTTGTTGTGATCCTTCGGTCATGTCGCTGGCCTCCTCTATATCCCAAGAGATGTCCTTTGGGAAATCCTTAGCTAACTGGTTGTACGTTTTCTTGTCCACAGGTTCGTAAGGAGCCTGTTGGTACGTGTGGTCTGAGTAGGGCAAGAAAGAGATGCCACTGACCTTATCAAACTTGTTGTACAACCACTGTCCCACCTCCAGAAACTCCTCGTCACGGTAGTAGCAAGTCATAGATGGCTTGTGTTCACACCAGTAGTCCTGATAGATCTCCCATAGCTCTAGCTGCTCCATAGCACCCATCTCTGAGGCTGTCACAGCGCCCTCAGGAGACGCGATAGGGAAGGAGAATACCCTAGTACTGGGTGACATGAGATCGTCCTCTACAGGCACTCCTGCGGCCTCTAGGACGCTGCAAAGTGGGTCACGAGCATCTGCACGTACTCTGCGTATGTATTGTGCACTATAACGAGGATGGATACCACTAGCGCTGTCGACCAACTGACTAACAGTACCGCTAGGCTTGACCGCAGTAATAGCGGTAGAAGCGTTGATTCCCAGCTTCTTAGCCCAGAGCTTGTTAGTGTCGATAGCTTCCTGACGCATCTCTGTAAGCCACTTCTTGAGTTTAGCATTGTCTCCTCTCCCAGACAGCAACGGGTGATCCATGATGCCTGTCAAGGATACGCCCAGCAGTGCCTCTTCTTCCGTGTTTACTCTCCAAATATTTCTGAGGTATCTGAAGTTTGTGAGGGTAGCCTGAAGAGTCCCAAGGATAGTCGCAACCCGAACTTTTCGTTTGAGACTTGCGAGTGTATCCTGTGGCCTAACAACAACCTCTGAAAGATTACAGAACTGGTAGGGTCTGAGGATGATTTCGCTACACGGATTAGTTCCGAAATCAAAGGTAGCATCTCTTCGTTCATTTCTTGCAGCTTGCTTTTGACTTGCGATTCTACTAAAGACACCTCGTTCGCCAGATCGTGATTCATATAGGCTACTCCACTCGTTGAGAAACGCTTCAAAGTCTGGCTTCTCTGTGTAACACGCTGAGTTATTCGCCAGACCACGCTGGGGTTCTTCTACCCACCACTGTCCGTGTTTGCATCGTCGGAGTCTATCGTCGGTGAGGTTACTGAGGCTGATGAGTGCTGATCGTCTGACTCCTCCGACGACAACGATTTGAGCAATCTTGCAGCAAAGATCGTGACATTCAATGGAGCTAAGTTTTCGTCCAGCAGCTTCCCGAAACAAGTCCACCGTGAATCGGAACAACTCGACGAGAGGTTCAGGGCCACTTGCACGACCTCCGAAAGTTTTGAGCGGGGCACCTGAAGGTCGTACTCTGCTAACGTCCCATCTGGGAACTTGACCTGTGTACAACAGTGATACCAACTCCCTAAACGATTTCGCCCATCCGATCTT